ACGAACCGCAGATCGCAACCGCGTTCGTAATCGATCGCAACACGGCCGGGATATACGAATGCTTCAACCCGGACTTTTGGAGCTATCATCTCGGGATCAAGTCCACGAAAGGGAGGTTCGAGGCATGGAGATCCCGAAGTTTTTGCAGGCAATCCAAGACAACGGAATCGCAGGTCTTGCACAAGAATCGGTTTTGGATAAGCTGCTTATACATGGAAAGGATCCGCGACCTATCCTCCGCTCGAACGGTGTAGATCTGCGAGATCGATTTGAGTTCGTTGTATTGTTCTGCGGTCATAGATAGCGGAGTCGTATAGAGAAATAAACGTCCATGCATATCGAGGTAACGACGGCGGTCGTCAAGTCCATGGAGATCACGAGAGAGATCCAGAACGAGAAGCACTTCGCGCACGTCAAGACATAGCGGAGCAGATCGATGATCCATGGAACGACCTTGCGGTTCTCCCGCCATATCTCCATGGCGTTCTCCGCCATCTCCCGCACGGCGAAAGCGATCCAGCAGAGACAGAACAAGAACAAGATTTGAGAGAGAGAATTCATCATTGATTGGATATCCTGCGGATCACGGATTTGATGGTTGCGCGAATGGGAGAGATCGCGTTCGTTGCTGTCTTGTAATCTATTTTTAGCTCCTCGCATGCTGCCTTGATGGTGATCTTTTTACCATGCAGGAGCAGGAGGTCGAAGTATCGGAGGAAGAGTTTCTTTTGCTTCTTCGTGAAGGCGTCGAAGTCGTCCGTCGAGATCAACCAACGGATGGTCTTGGGGCATAACAAGTCGATCCCCTCTTTCACTTTCTCCGGTTCCAGCATAATCGGGAACTCGAACTCTTCCTCGTCGGAACTAACGAAGCGATCCCCGTATTTCCTCGTGAAGACTCCCCGCTTTGTCCTTACGTGGTTCCTCGTGTAGCTAACGAGGAAGTACGGGAAGAACGGACCATTCACCAACTCCAAGAGGGAGGATTGGCCCTTGTGCTTTTCGTGCAAGTAGAGGCACAACTCTTGTTTGAAATCTTGCAGGATGTCCGGGCGTTTCCATTTCTCCAAGGCATTGGACCGGAAGACGTGCCCCACAATATCGCGGGGATCATCGCTCAACAATCGGAGCGCATCGGAATAGCATGTTGCGGAATATCTCCGCTCCTTCGGGTGCTTATAGTTGACGATCGCCGATTGCCCGCTCATTGGATCGCGATCGCTTTTCTATTCAGGAAGTAATGCATGGTCTTCTCCGTCTTGCCGTACTCCGGGCGATAGGTGTAGATATCGCATTCGACGACCTTGATCCTATCGGGTTGATCGACCCGCCAAAGGAGAAGGCGGTCGTCGTTGAAGAGAGAAGAGAACAGGACCGCCACTCCCTCCGTGTGTTGCAGGTCAAGGAGAGCGTCGACCTTCTCTTGATCAATGAACGAGTCCCGGTATTGATGGGAGGAGATGGGTCGCTCCTTCAATTCAATAAAGTACTCCGTGCCCGCGCTGACAATGAAGGCGTCAAATCGAGCATGGGTCCAAGTAATGGGAGAGGGATATCGGATCAACGTGATAGCGGGATCCGACGAAAGCAACCGGTGAAGTCGCTCTCTTGATTCGTATTCCTGTTGGATGAATTTGGCATCTCGTCCAACCGTTTCGGTTGGTTGCTCCGAGAGCATGTCGTTATAGCTCAATAGTCTACTTTGATCGTACATTCTTCGCTCGTGCTTCCGGCTTGTTCAATTCCGTAGGCATCAATAAATAGGGCGGTAAATGCAGGAAATGCCGAAAAAAGGAAAGCCGCTCTCTTTTATTTTCGAGGAGCGGCGATCCGATGAACGAGAGCGACGAGCGAAGAAGTCTCGGAGGTAAATATGGACGAGAGGGACGGAAAAGCAAAGGCCCGGAAACAACGCCGGGCCTTCTATTGAAAGGAGGAAAAACAAACCAAAAACCTCCTCTCCGTTTATTGTCCGAAGAATTGACGTTGGAGTGCTTCGTTGGTGTCCTCCATGGCGTTCCAATGGTCCATGGTCCAATATGGATATGTGCGGACGGCTTGGCGGTAAAGGACCAAGAATTCCCGGACGAACGAGCAATAGGAACGGCATCTCTCATACTGCTCCGCTGCTTGTGCGACCTGCCACCGGATATAGCAACCGCAAAGGATCATCCCGCAACGGTAGACGAAACCTTTCAGGTCGTAGTCGTCTTGCGCCATCTCGTTCCATTTGATGAACGCGATCCTGTCCTCCAATGGCGTTCTCGTGTCAATGATGTAGTTGATCATCTTCAAATGGTCGATGTCCGGAGGCGTGGCGATGTATTGTTCGGCGTGCATGGCGTTGGTGGTCTGTATTTGTAAATAGGAGGGAATTATGGAAATCGAACTTGTTGCCCGGAATTCGATCCCGCATTAAGCAGCTCGTCGGAAGATTTGCCTCTTCCATTCCCCCGTTTCTCCTCTCTCTTTTGCTTCGCGTTTGCGCTCTTCGAGTTGTTGCTCGACGCGTTCGATCACCTCCCAGAGTTCCACCATGCGCCAACCCTTGGTTGATTCGAGAGGAGGGAATGGGAGTCGTATCCGTTTGATTTCGTTGTTGTCCATGTGCGGTTGCAGTTGGTAAATAGGAACGTCCGCTATCGCTTCGGCCCTGTAGGGGGCCGCGCTTGCGGACTTGTTGTGTGATTGGATGATCTCCCGGAAGTGCTTCCCGTGCTTCTTCACGGTGGACAGGGGAACGCCGGAGAACTTGGCGATCGATGAAAGGTCGATCCTGCATGTTGGATCGAATGCCTCGATCGCATCATATATCCTTTGTCGGGTCGCTTCGCCTTTGGCGATCATCAATGCGGATTGAGCTTGCGATCTCCTTTCCTTGGAGGAGAGCTTCAATGCCGGGTTGTTGAGGAGCTTCCGTCGCTTGTTGGGGATTGGGATCTTCGGGGAGGAGATCACCGATCCGAGGATTTGGTTCACCTCGTCGGTTCCCATCGGAGGAAGACACCTCGTGTTGAGTTGATATGCGAACCGCTTGATCTCGTCTGCATTCAGGCCGGGGTTGAGGTGGACGATCCGCAGGAGGTTGCGGTACACGAATGCGTTCCTCCCTCCCTCCTCGATCTTCCGGATCGAACGGTCAACCGCTACGATGGAAATTCCCTTGGGGAAGTGGCGGAAAGAGGAGGAGGCATGTTCCCCGGTGAAGTAGTCGGACACGTTATCGAACCGGAGAGGGGAACAAATAGTTCCATTAAGTCGCAAGCATAGAGGAGAAGGAGAGCTTCTTTCTTGCGACTTAATGGAACTTTCTTCCTCCGGGGAGGTCCGGTCCATGTCGGAGAGATCCAAGGATGGAGCTTCCCAGTTGCAATAGAGGTCCGGGTCGGACGAGATGATCGTCTTCCGTTCAATGGTGAAGATGGATAGGTCGAGCTTACGACCTGCAATGCGCAGGGACGCGAAATGTCTCTTGAGATGGGGGAAGTCTTCGAGGAGGATGTTATCGGCCCGGAGAACGCCTCCAACGCCTTGACCGCTCACCGATCGCCAGCACATCAAGAGGGAAGGGAAGGACTCGATCAATCCTGCTTTCACTTCCTCGACCTGCGAAGGGTCGACGGAATCAACGTCGACATATATCAACCCGGTAGCCGATACGATATCATCGTGATTCGCTCCGCCATGCGTGGTACCGTTCAGCAGAACAGAAGGGAGAGAGAGCTTCTTGTTCCTGTATGAAGGATGATCTTTTGGAATCGATCTCAGTGCGTCGATCCTGTCGTCTTGCGACTTGATGCGTTGCGCGAGTTCTTCGAGGGTGATCCTTTGGGTCGAACTCCAAGCGAAGATGGAATTGAATAGGTTGATCTGGACATTCTTCATCGATAAAAGGCGAAGGCCCATTCTTCGGGATGCGGGATCAACACATCGACCGAAGCGCGGGCCTTCGTGAATTATTTCCGTGAAGTCGACGAGGGCGTTGATCCCACCTCCGTCTATTGGACCTCAGTAAATAGGCCCATTATTCCATAGTAGTCTTTTTTGTTTCCGAAATCAAGTTGGAAGAACCTCTTCCGGACCATGGCCCGATCCCTTTCCCCCTCTCAGTGAGGCGAAAGAGGACGAACGAGGGAGACGAAAATTCTTTTCTCCGATCCCCAGCAAAGCCCACTCTTGTCGGTTGCATTTGGATTTGCATTTGAAAGAGAGGGGCGAAGCCTTTCTTCTTCTCACATCTCGACCGAGATCCCAATCCCGCGAATTGTTCCCCGGAAATAATTCCGGGATTTCTGTTTTGGAACCTATTTACAGATAATGGGTGCAATGACGAACAAGAGAGGACCAAAGCCGACATACGATCTACTCCAATGGTTGATCGACCATCCGGCCGGATTGAAGATGTCCTATGCGGAGATCGCGAAGGCATCCGGGATTCCGGGCGTAGCGGTACGGAGACAAATCAATCTCTTGTTCGTGGCGAACAAGCTCCGCCGGACATCATATCTCGAATTCGTGGTTCCTCCTGTTCGCCATGGAGCGCACGGGACGGACGAGGGCCATGGCATAACAGATCGATAACGATGAAAGAGAAGAAGGAACGAACCCCGGAACAGAAAAGGAAGCAAGCGGCCTACTACCGGAAATGGAAGAAAGAGAACTACCCCGATGGTTATTTCCCCAAGAGCTATTCGGGATGCAGCATGCCGCGCGAACAATACCTCTCCGACCTGCGAGAGCGTGCTTATCCGCTTCCGCCTCCCGCTCCATTGACCGACGAGCAGCAAGCCGAACTCGATAGGAAGAAGGAAGAGAGGAGAAGGAAGAAGAACGAGCAGAGCAAGGAGTATAATCGGAAGCAGAGAGAGGAGCATTCCGAGCGATACTATGCCGCGCAACGCATCGGACAAAAGAGGTGGAGAGAGAGGAATCCGGAGAAAGCGAAAGAGATCAATCGCCGGAACAACGCCAAGACGAAAGAGAAGAACAAGAACCAACAACCAAACCAAGAATGAAAGCGAAGAAGACAACCACGACGACCATCACGGTCGAGATCTCCATGGAGGAGACCGAAGCGACCGCGCTCCTGCGGTTGATGGAGGACAACGGGATCGACCATCCAATTGCGCAAGAGCTGCGATTGGCCGGGGTCACATCTTGGACCATGGAGGAGAAGAAGCAGAACCGCAAGAAGTATAACCGCGCAAACATGGAGCGCAAAAAGAAGGAGAAGCGGAGGGAGTATGACCGCAAGCGTTACCACGAACGGAGGGAGCAGTTCATCGAACGCGCTAACACGGAGGAACGCAAGGAGTATCGCCGCCTCTATTATTTGAAGAACAAGGAGAAGATGCAGGAGCAGACCCGGAAGAACAAGATCAAGTACCGATTGGAGCAGAAATCCCAAACGAAATGAACATGGAACAACCAACTCCGCAACCCGTCCCCTCGACGACCGTGATCATCGGTAAGGAACTGATCCGCAAGTTCTCGAACGAGATCATCCAATCGTATGTCCCCCGTCAATTCCTGCCATGGGACCAGATCATACGCTTCCGCATCGACAACCCGACGGAGTTGTTCTCCGTGCTCTCGGAGATCGCCAAGGGCCAACGTCCGCAGATCTCCGTCAAGGGCCACGGAGAATTTATCTTCGGTTTGGACTCCAACATCACGTCGATCCAATACGACGGAACGACCCTGTCCCTTACGTGGCAAGCGGAGAACACGGTCTAAACCAACACGAAATGAACATGGAATCCAACATCTCCAACCTCGTGATCGACACCAAGATCTCGGACTACTTCCGGACCAGAGGCAACTTCTTCCCATGGGAAGACCAGCGCGTCCAACCCGATCGCTCTATGGATTGTCTCTCGACGATCAATCTCGGCGATAGCGTGGCCATGGCGAAGGACGAAACATCGAATGAATGCTTCCTCGTTCGGAGGTTGGAGGATTTCGTCCGGACGTTAGCCGAACGCAAGAGCGGAGGCGTATTGGTGTACGTCTCCGAAGGAATGCAGCAGACGCATAAGAGGTATGTCCCATGCCTGACCTATCGCCACGATCCCGCCCAATAACATCCCATCAATGAACATCAAGAACATTATCAAGAAGCTATTCGGCCGCCCTGCGGAGTTCACGGTCCGACGCGTCGAGAACCCATTCAACCGGGCGCGGATCATCCCGTTCGGTGAACCGCAAAAGGACGATCGTCCGTTGGGCTTTGTCGTGAATCGGATCGACGGAAACACCGAAGAAGAAATCGCGATCAAGCTGCGAAACGGGATTTTCCAAGAGGCGCCATCGGATCAACTTCGGGAAGACTGGGAAGAGATCGTCGATCGCGAATCAAAAGCTCAGATCGCCACGGGCGGAACGGAGAATTATGTGGTCATCAATATGAGCGATATCTATCGGCCCGACGTGTCTCCCTTGAAAGACCTTCCGCAAGACCCCACCCTCTGAACGAATCATATCATACGACAATGAACAATCCATATCCATCAATCCTAACGGACTCCGCGATCGCGAAGGCATTCTACGCCGGAGGACACCACACCGGAACGACCTCGATCGTCTATTCGGGGAACAAGGAACAGACCCCGGAGACGGGAGAGTTCACGATATATCCTTATTGCAAATTGGAGAGCGGCAATCCCGACGAGGCGATCGGAAAGGCGAAGAAGACGATCGAGTCCAACGTTAAGGCGTTGGTCGAAAATGTGGAGAAGATCCATGCGGGTCCGATGCCCTTGGTCGATCACATTCGTCTCTTCTCCGTGTTGATGGCGAATCGCGGGGAGGGATACGTCTTCCCATGGGATTACATGCACCTAAGAGCAACAGCGCACAAGGCGAAGGAATCGATCCTCGTGTTGCCCTGCATTGTGAAGCTCGTCCGACAAATTGGTTGCGGGGAACCCGATTGCGTGCAGAAATGAAATCCTCCGACCAACTCGACCCATGCGAATGGATGTTCCGATATCTCGACCGCGATGTCCGACGATATCTCTACGATGATCGGATCCGCCAACAATGGGGTCGGGTCCCGAACAATTCGCGTTACCTCACATTGGACCAAATGGACACCGCATCTTTGAACGACCCGGAAGCGATGTTCATCGTAATGAACAACCAAATATTCCTCGTCTATACGACCGAATTTGATCTCGTTTCCTGTCTCTTCAAGAAGAGTTCTTCGAGCGTCTACTATGACGAGAACAAACGGTTCGACCTCCTGTATATCGAACCGAACTACGAAGCGATCGCCCACTTCGAGCGATGGGGCAGGACAAACCCCTACGACCTGACGATCGGCCGTTATGAGTTGTTCCAATGGGAGGAGAAGATGATCAAGCTCCATGGAAAGGAGCGGAGGGAATGGATCAAAAACCATCCCCGAACTAAGCGTTTCGAGCAGGCGTTCCAGCGTTGGGGATGCGAGCAAATACCCGCTCCAAAGGAGGTGTGAAATACTCGCCGGGGGGACTTGGAAATCGGTTTCTCCGGGTACTAAATCATACGGCGGATTCCATCAACAATCGGGTCCCTTGCTCCTGTAGGGCAAGACCCCCGGATTGTTGAAAACCGCCCCCGGAAAATCCATTTTCCCGATTTGGCAAAAGTTGGGAACCCCTCTTCTTTCGCGCCGATCAATACGGATCACCATGCGCACACCATCACCAATAGAGCAGGAACTAGCCAACAAACGCGAAGGGATCGCTCTCGATAAAGATCATATCCGTCTGCTCGAACGCGTCCGGATCTACCTGCGGAAGTCTTCCGCCTCGTCCATTCGCAAGCATGCAGCGGACGGGTTCGCTATTGCCCACGATGGAACGATCCTTCCTCGTCTCACCGGGTACCCGGCTGTATACTCCATGGACGGCCGCCATTGCACAACGAAAAAGGATGCGATCGATCGCGTCGGATGGGAGATCGAGCAGGTCCGGGGTTACATCGAGAAGGAGCAAAGAGCGGTCGACCGCTTGGTCCGCAAAAGAAACCTCGTCCATAACTATTGAAGATGAACAGAACGATCCTCCTTATCCCGTTCCTCCTGCTATCGTGCAAGAAAGAACCCACTCCTGCCGAATGCCAAGCGAAGTACAATTCGGTCCATGCGCAATTCGACGCGGTATGCAATCAAATCGGCGCGGAAGCTCAGGCGGGCCGGATCGACGCGGCCGAAGCGATATCCCGCACCAATGCAGCCGTCGACATCGCCAATAATAGAGCAGCGGAGATCGAGGATTGTTGTTGTTGGACGAGGATCCCGCATCTCCAATAATGCCCCATCCATTTTGAATTCCTTCCCTCTTCAACTATATTCTGAGGAAATCGGAAAAAGCCGACTATTTATTAAACGGAAGGGCAACGAAGCTCCTTCCGAAAAACAAACAACAAGATGAATACTACAACAGTGAGCGCAATACAGAAGACCAACGATGATATCGCAACCAACTACGGGGATGAAATTGCGCGGATCGTTTCCCATTGCACCAATCCAAGCGACATGGTCAAGACGGCGGATGTCCTGTTCCTGCATATGTCGAACGACAGGAAAGGAGGGGAGATCATTGCATCCCGTCGCAATGGGTCCGTCACATACTTTATTATCCGAAAGGACATCCGGGAAAATCTGTATGATGGGGATTACCACATCGACACGATCAACGCGAATGGGACCATCCAAAAAGGTGGACTCGATGATCACGACGTATTGATCCAACGCCTGTTGGATGCCGTTGATATGGACAAGCTCTAATCCTCCATGCTATGAAAGAGAGAACTTATACTATCAACAATCAATCGACCGAACTCCTGAATGAATTTGCCCAACATATTGGAGAACAGATCGAGAAGGAAATACAGGGGATCGTGAGATTTAAGCCGGTGTCCGGAGATATCAATCCAAAGGATAAAGAGGGGTCCCTTCAAATTGCCCTTAACTACATCGCGAACGACTTGGAGGAACTCGTCCGGGCTATCCGGGACGGTGGCGATTTCAGAACGAACGAGCATTACTTCGCCTCGTTCCCCAAGAAGAACGAGTTCGTCGACGACGACGGAGTGAAATGCGAGTTCGAGGAATGGGGATTTTCTATCCATGTACCCGTGGAACTGAAACATCAATCCCACGAGGAAATCGTCGACTCTGTAACAGGGGAGGCGATCGCCATAATCGAGGAGCGGTACAATGCCGATCTCCTTTGCGAAGGATGGAAAGAGAAAGTCTTTGCGGAGGTGTCGACCGACCTCGACAACCCCGAGTTGATCGACGAGAAGGAGGCTATCGCCACAATAGCGAACGGATCCTTCTTGATTGGTTGATCCCCAGTTGAGGAGAAAGAGAAAGGGCGGGACCATGGTCCCGCCCTTGTGCGTTCGTGCCTCTCCGCTCGTTTATGATGCCTTCCGGACCGGCTTCCTTTCCAGTTGTTCGAGCATATCATCCGGGAACCACTTGAACGGAAGAGCTTCCGCCCGTCCCCCGATGTAGATCGCCCGGATAAGCGTTGCGACCCGCTCCTCCCTGCTCATCGAGTAGTATAGTTGGATCGAATCCTTTCTCGACAATGCATGGCCAGTGATGGCGGCGATCGTCTCCTTTGGGGCCAACAATCGCGACAGGCCGGTAACGCAACTCCTCCGTCCTGTATGCGTGGAAACCACCTCGTGCAGAGGTACCATATCATCCTCGATCACTCCCGAAGCAAGGGTCCGGACGACGTGTTGTTGCCGGTCGAGTCCGAGATGTTTCGCTACCGTTTTGAAGTGGATATTCAATTGGGTATTCGAGGGGACGCGGATGGGCTCCCGTTGGTGTTCCTCGATGATATCCCGGATGGGTTGGAACATCGGCACAAGACAAGGCGTCCCGGTCTTGGACGAGACGTAAGCGATCGCGTCGAACTCCAAGTCCTCTCCTTGGACCCGGTAGATCTTCTTGCTTAGGATCGTGTGGTAATCCTCATATCTCGATCCGCTCATAATGCCCAAGATCATCAACTTCCGGGCTGCTTCCGTTCCCGGCATGTGGTCCGGCATGCGACCCCGGATAAGGAGGTCGAGTTCGTTGTGCCGGATCCATTCCTTTTCCGGGCCAACTCTCGACGCACGGTCGAGGGAGTTTACATCTAGTTCCACCCGGTAACCATCGACGACAGCTTGGCGGAGGACGGAGGCGATATCGCTTTGGTACTTGCTCACTGTTACCTCTCGATATTTAGTTCCCTGCTCCGCAAAGACCAAACCCTCGACGCCTTGGTTGCGGAAGATGCGCGGCACCTCGCAACATACATGGTCGAACATGGAGCGAATATCCGCCCAATCATCTAGTCCCATGGTATGCAGGAAGAGGGGACCATTCCCTCCCTTTTGCCACGGCTTTAAGGCCCCGGCCGCCCGGACCGCATCGAGAGCAGCAAGGAACCAACGCACACTATAGAACTTCTTCCGGCTCCGCTCGTCCTTTACATGCTTTGCGATGTACTCGTCCACGTAATCCACGAGCAGGACGGCGGAGTTGCTCTTCTTGGTCTTGCTCTCCGCTCCCTTGAATCTGGCGATCACCTGAGCAGGGGGAGGGAGGATCCCTTTACTCTCATTCCGTAGATCATTGAAGGCCTCGACCAACTTCTCCTTTTGTGCCTCGATCTCGGCCGATAGTTCGGCATACTTTTTCTTGTTCTTGGACATCCAAAGGTGCCGGAACCATCCGTCTTGCCAATTGCCCTTCTCGATGGCAATTCCTGTCGATACCCGGACGGGGAGATATACGGTCTTGCCGTCCCGCTCTTGCGTGAATCCGTAGTTCAGTTTTAGAATAAGATATCCCCGGTGATCGGCCTTCGCATCGCAGAGGACGGTAACGGATTCGGTGGTGATCTTCTTTGCCATGGTTTAGGGGTTGTAGTTGCCGGGGCGCTAGACGTTTTTTTGGCCCGTATTCGACCTAATTGTCGGTCTAAACTACCTCGTTACCGGCGTTTCTGCAACCACCAACAAAGACGCGGGAGATAGAAGGAATGCAATCGCAACCCCTACAGGGACGCGGCATATATTTAGATATATTTTGTGCTCAGGAGCACAAATTTTAGTCTTCCAACTTTCTCCCCCGCGCTACGTAGTACTTTTGGAACCCGCGCCCAGCGCGGGTTTCCTGTTGATGGGTGCCGGTTGTCGACCCACCGCTCGACCTAAAGAGGGTCCGCGCCGGTAAAGTGCCGGTCGACCTAAAACCGGATCTTACCGGCGTCCGGGATGAACGATCAAAGGCGATACTGGGGGAAGGTCCGGGACCGGGCGATAATGGCAGGGATCATCGTTGCCGTTTACCTGCTCGTGGAGTTGGTGAAATGGATCACGAGATGATCGGTACGCACTCCTTTTCGTAGACCTTGCTTTGCGCTCTCGGAGTGCCATGTTGACCGACCTCCTCTAAGTCGTAGACGATCGAGTTCATCCACTTCCTAAAATACCTCCCGGTGATGCGATAGTTCGCTCCCCGCCAATAGACCCTATCTCCGACGTTGTACTTCGCTTGGAGTTGGAGTTGATGCTTCCGGATCGGGTCCATGTGTTGTGCCGGGAAATACGTCGATCCCGGTCCCATAATGTACCGTCAATCCTCCGGGAAATAGATCGATCCTTTTGGGGTATTGTTCGAGGGGTGGATATTTTGATTCGCCCCGTGATAGATCGATCCTAGATCGGCATAATTGGCGGGGTCGCAAATGAACTCCTTCGCTCTTGTGGCGTAGTAGTTCGCCTCGTTCAACCGCTGCTTGTATATCATCTCGACCGCTTTGTCGGTTGCGGATGTGGTGTTCTTCCCTTCGATCACCTTCACGCCCGTAGAGGACAGGTTGTAATGGGAGACGTAAACGAATTTCGCGGCCGTATGGGTGGCGAACAAGGGAACGAGATAGTCGCTATAGAACGTCGATTGGGTCGAGGTTAGACCCGTTATAGTGACGTCGTCGTCGATCGCGTTAAGAAAGAGATTGGTCAAGGATGCCCCCAGTACGGTCGGGATCTCGACGCGTTGAGCGGAAAGAGCAGCGGCCCGGACCTTGGATCCCTCCGCATTTTCCTCGATCTCGGAGTTCTCGATTATTACCTGAATGGGTGCGAGCAGTTTTTGGGTTGACATTAGACAAGGGGATTTGAAGGAGGAACAACGGCCGCGTCGGTACCGTCGAGCATGGCTTGAACGATATCGGCGGAGATGGTCGGGAATGCTGCTCTAATGAGAGGCAACGCGGTTGCCTTGCTGAGAGTACCGGCCGCAACCAACGAAACGATCGACAAGAGACTTTCGATCTGTGCTCCATTCATTGCGGACTCCGCAACGGGAGCGCCCGGAACAACATCCCCAGCGGGAAGAGCAAGAGGAGAAGCATCAAGAGCGGGAGTTCCGTTGTTGCCGGTAGCCGTGGTAATCCTGCTATTGGGATCGAAGAGGACGAACGGATCTATCTCCCAAACATGGCCGATCCCGTTGATCTGTCCGATCATATTCCAGATCCCAAGAACCGCCGTTTGAAAGGGGCGGATCACCATCTTGGAATATACCTCGAACTCGTTTAGGAGATCATCGTTGGAGGTGAACGTCGCTTGATCGTCTCCTCTTCCCATACCGAATAAGCTCCCCGTTACGCCGTGGCTTGATTTGATTTTCTGCGATGCCGTTTTTTCGATCCATTGGTAATCCTTTGGACCCGACCCGCTCTCGAATGGAGTGATCGTTACGCCTTCGCCGTTCGCTCCGCCATACAAGGCAAGGGCTCCGCCTACGTTTTTGCCCTTGCTACCGGAGAAGAACTTCTTGATCTTGTCGTGGTTCTCTTTCTGCTTTTCATCGAGAGGGATGTCCGGGAAGTTGATCAAGCAAGAGACGAAAAAGTTGTTCTTGAGGCGGTTCAAATTGAACGCCATCAACTCCGAGACGCATTCGATCGCGTGGCGTGCCGACCAATAACTCGGCATGCCGTAGGGATATGGTTTCGCCGATGGCATCTTCACATATAGGATCTGTTTTCCGACCCGGTTGTTCGTGTCGAATCGAGGATGGATCGTTATGGGGTGTTTCCTCGTGTTCATCCAATCATCGGAGAGCTTGTATTGCTGCTCGTTCTCGTCAATTCGGAAGGATGTTACATCGATGTAATTCACCTCGACGATCTCGTCCGTAAACTGCCCCCATTCCACGAACAAGGCGCAATGTCCATGGACCACGAGGTCCGAGAGGAGCTTTAGTTGGATCTCGTTCAAGTTGTTCGGCGCGGCGATGTTGGGTTCGCCGTTCTGGAACATCTTCTCCGCCTTCTTGTTGGCCTTCGGCGGGATCAATCCGCTTCCATGGGAGAACATAATCTTCCCCACTATCGCCGATTGATGATCGGGCGATTTATCAAGTAACGAGATCACGTAAGAGGGGAGAGCATTGTCCTCCCCCAGTGAGATAATCCCTTTCGACTTGATCGGAGAGAAGCTAGGTTCTTCGTAGAGGTTGGAGAAGGCAACGTATTCGAGGGTCGTTCTTCCGGTTTGCGATTGGAGTTCTTGATTCATAGGATAGGATTATAGTTCGCTGCTCTTGATTGAACCGGAGTAGAGCTTGGTCGAGGTAACGTCCGATAGTGTGGTCCCGCTACAGGAGAAAACATCCAAGTCCCAGCGACCATAAGGGAGCAACTTCACCACCCCGGTAGAGAGAGATTCCGTTCCTCCTGTTAGAGTCACTTCAAAGAGTTGATAGGACTCCGGAGCGGGTGAAACATCAACAACCAAGAAGGTCTTTTCGAGGTTCGTGTCGTGACTCTTTACCGCACATGCGTAGGTCGTAGCGGTCTGCGAGAAATAGGGCAGATCCCGCAGGAAGTGGAATATCAATTCGTTGTCTCCGGAGGTGAGGTACTTCATTCGTAGATAAATAAACCCGCATGCATCAAAAGGAAAGGCCCGCCTTATGGAGCGGGCCTTCCTTTATAGCATAGCACTCTATTACGCCAAGAGGACAGCAGCGTATGCGCTGGAGATCGTTGGAGAGATCTCGTTCGCACTCGTCGACGTAAGCGTGAACTTGATCACGTTGTCGTCGTTGTTGGTTCCGCCCAGACCGGGGGAAGCATCAATCGCGCTGACTTCGAGTTTATCTTCTTCTCCCAAGAGCAGATAGTTCCCGTCCTTCAACTCCAATACGCATTGGAGATTGCTCCGGAGCATGTTGTTGATGTAGGTGATTCCGGATTGAGCATGTGAGGTAAGACCAAGCTCCACCGATTGAGTGAGGGAGATGTTACCCCAAGTGCTTTTCGCACCCATGGACTGCTTTACGAGCGTGGTTCCGTTCACGAGGTCGAACGCCTTGAAAGAGGGAACGGTCGATCCGCTTGTGATCTGTCCGTCTGCGGCATAGGTCCAAGTCGTGTTGGCGTTGTACAAACCCAACCAGCACCTTTTAACGCCTGCGGCGGTGTTGTTACACGAGGTAATGGTATAAGGGACGAGGGTATTTCCTGAGCAAATTGGCATTTTGGATGTGTGTATTTAGGTGATTAGATTTCTTCGATTTGATTACGCCCAACGGACCATTCCGATCTCTGCGGGTTTGACGATCTTGGCGCCGATGGAAAGCGTCATTCGCATCCAAGTGACGTTGTGTTTCTTGTCGTAATCGGTGGCGATGTTGTCGTTATCGCTCAACAGATCGCAACCGAACGCGACGGTGTTGGGAGCAAGAGCGACGATCGCCTTTGAACCGGCCAAACCGAAGTCGGCAACGGCAACGGCGTTCACGATACCATGGAGAGGCATGCGGAATGGATCGCCGGTCGGATCATTGAAGAACGAGTTCGCGGCGATATAGCCAAGCTTCAACGCCTCGAATGCGGTCGGGTCCATGTGGAACTCGATCGGCTCATTGTAAAGAGCAGCGGGGCGGAAAGACGCAAGGGTGTTCACCGTTGCAACCGCGTTGCTTGCGCTGAATGCGTAGGGGAGCAGGGTTGCACCTCCAACACCGTTCACGCTATAGGTGGATGCGGATGCGGCGTGGATCTGCTTCAACCAACCATCGATCGAGAGATCGCTAGTGTAGCCGTTGTAATTGCCTCTCCAAGTAGCCAAGGAGATAGCGTTCTGCATCAACTTGACGTATTGATCGATGATAATTTGGGGCATGTCGATCTCCGCCGTTGCGCCCGCTCTTTTCAGTTGCGGATACTTCGCGGAAAGGTTCTGTCCGCAGAACTCATCGTAATGCGTGAACGTGGTCGTCCCGATCTCCACTGCGGTGATCTCCGTTCCGCCCGATGGGGTGGATACGCATGCACCTTGTTGGAATTCGAGGGTCGGAGTACCGATGTAAACGAGCTTTTTGGATCCGCCGGGGATGCCTTCTTCGACATACACCATCGGACTTTGGAGCGTGTTGGCACCGGCGACGGCGGCAACAAGGATCTCGGTCGAGGATTGGTCTACTCTCTGTGAGAGCGTGCTAACATTAAAGTCTGCCATAGGGATAGATTGGATTTATAGTTGTTGGGTTGGATTACTTGTTCTTGCGTTTCGCGATGATCGAGTCGACCAAGGCGTTGCCGGTCTTCTCGGATGCGAGAGCGACCTTTTGCTCTTTCGCGCCGATGTGCTTTGCGGAGCTGATCGATGCCATCTTCTCGACGGTGCCTTTCAGTTCGGCGATTGCGGACATTGCAGCTTCGACGGGCTTTTCGCCGTCCATGGCGTTGATCTTGTCCACTAATGCTTGGATCGCTTTCTCGATCTCCGAGATGCGAGCTTCGATAGCGGTTGCATCTTCGGAAGGAGCAGCGGGAGCGTCCGCTTCCATGTTCTCCTTTTGTGTTTCGGGAGTGGCGACTTCGGGAGCGGTTGCCTCCGGGGTCTTCACTTCCTCTTTCTTCTTTGACCAACCTTCGATGGCCGCTAGAATGGATTCTTTGAATGTCATTTGATAGAATTTGATTGATGCGTTCTATTAGAAATAAACCCGGTTCCGATTATTTCCGGTCGAGCAGGAAATTCACCATCTCGATTTGGCCTTCTTCGGTTAGAAATGGGTTGTTCAACACATCGAGGATTTCCTTTTCGATGTCGTCTTTCGGCACTTCCTGCGATGCCATTTCAACGAACCGCATTGGAAGTCTTCCCTCGATGGAAAAGCCGTTGAATGTGCCATCTTGAACGGATTGCATAATCGCGGGATCCTCGACGACATAGGTCGCGACAAGAGATCTCGGTTTCGCATTGATCCCCAATTCCTGCGACTTGTCGATCTGCCCGGCCAACCATATCTCCGCGATATACACGGAGGAGGTTTCTACTTGGTGTCCAAGAGTGACCGCGCCGAATCGCAGGTTCTTCCCGTACCTGTAGAGCAACTTCTCGATCGCATCCGCCGTGAACCTTACGTTGTACTCTCCGAGAGTGTCGTTCCTGCGGTAGATCAATTGATCGGGTTCAAGAAGTACACCGGTGATCCGCTTCTTCGTTGCGTCGAATTGGAACTTTTGGACCGGGGCATCTTTCGACAGGGAGACGAACATCTCGTCGGGTTCCTGCGAACTAAAGGCGACGAAATGGTGACCGTTCGCGGGGTCGTTTACCAAGCTCGTGGCGGTAAGACCGATCTCTTTCGGGTCGTTCTCGTCGATCACGAATTCGTAAAGAGGGAGGGAGGGATTGATCTTGTTCATCTGAGGATAAATAAACCGGGGCGGTCACTTTGCGATCGTGACGCGGTCTTGTTGCCGTTGACGTTCGGCTCCTGCTCTCTCCAACTTGCCCAATCCGATCTCCAGCGGACGGGAGTTGCGATCGTTATTCAGGACGATAGGTGATTCCCTTACCACCGTTGCTGCTTCCAATTGCCTGCGATTGGCAACGGTGTTTTCGGCGGGAGTTAGAGATCCGCCTTCCGCGAATACACGAGGGACGTAGGTCGTCGTTACCGGTCCTCCGATGTTGAACTTCTTCGAGGAGATCGAGAACACCGGCCCGCCATGGGCATAAGAGGCGACGGACTGGGGAGAGAAGAGAGAGGAGGACGAAGTCGAGGAGATGTTGTCCCCCAGTATTTGCGTGAACAGGGAAGAACGGGAGGCATTGACCGCCCCTCCCATGGAGAAGGATCTCGACGAGGAGTTGTAGACCGGACCTCCTTGTTCGTACTTGTTCGAGGTGTTGACCACTCCGGCCGATGCGTACATGTTGGAGGTTGTCGAGGTGTTGTATGTGGCACCATGGCGAACGAGAGGGTCGATAGCCCGCGCAAATGGAGAGACGGGGTTACGGGATACCTCCCCGCCATGCTGGAAACTCCTTCCGTTCCCGTTGTAGGAATTGATATAGGACAGGGTTCGACGGAATTCGGGGATCGCTGCGGACTTCCTGTTGATGATGATCTCGTCTCCTTCGAGTTCGATCATTTCTTGCTTTGCCACTCTTGCGCGGATGCCTCCCTCCGCATGGGATGGACCTTCCAAGAATGCTCCCCCGGAGAGGTCGCGTTTCGGTGCCTGCTCGATCTCGTGTTCTAGGTCGTCCGGAAGGAGTTGACGGCGGAAGTTGACCAATGCCGTTCCTCTCGTGCTCTTGATCTTGTAAGGAGTGGTTCCTCCTTGTGCGTATTCTACGACGCCTCCCTTCTCGAACGTCGCTCCGTTAATGGCGGCCAAGGTGCCCCCAAGACGTACCGTTGCGAGTCCGCTTTGGACCGCGAATAGGGCAAGACCGGCCGGGGCCAACTTCGCATAAGCAGCGGCAAGGTTCGCGATCTCGATTGCGTACGTGATCACGGCATCGGCCCGCTTCAACTTCTTGTCCTTCTCGAATGCCTCCTTCCGGGCCTTGTCCTTCCGTGCTTCGGAATCCTTCAACGCCTGCTCCGAACGTTGATCGTATTGGGCTTGTGTGATCTGCCCGGATGCGAGCATTGCTTGCAATCCGTTGATCTGTGCATCGAATTGCGATTGAGCGGCGGAGAGTTCCCGCGCCTGCATTCGTTGGATCCTGTTCTCCTGCTCTTGGATGTAGATGTCCGTTACCTGTTCGGCCAACTCTTGCGCCGATTCGAGAACGAGGTCGGTGTCTTCCGCGTTCAATCCGAACAACCCTCCCTCGTTCGGGTCCTTCACGGGTTTGTTGGGGTCGGGCAACGCGGAGATCTGCGATTGCACCCCGGCAAGAGCGGTCGTGTCGGCCGCGACCTTTAGGTTGATGGTATGCACCTCCTTGGAGAGACTATCCACGTCGGCTTTCAACTTCTGCTCCATGGCGAGATCCTCCGCAGGAACATCGATGCCCAATTGGACGTTCTTGTCTTGGAGCTTGGCCAGTTCTTCGCCGGTCTCCCGGAGCTTCTTCCGGGCCGCTTCCAACTCGTCTTGGTTCTTCTTCGAGAAGAATTGTATCTCGTTCCTCTTGACCGTTAGGGCATAGGTTTCCCATGCGATCCGGAGTTCCTCGATCGACTTCTTTTGCTTCTCGATGCTCTTGTTGTCGAGCTTCGGGTCTATGTTGGCGACAAGCCCATCGAACGAGATAGATCCATCCTTCGCGGCCGCGAGGAGTTCCTCCCGGATCCCCGCTCCGAAGTTGTTCGATGCCTCAGCAAAGACCCGGTCGAAATCCGCTCCCAGTTTGTCGGTTGCGACGAGGTCCGCTAAGTCTTTGTCGAGCGACAATTCTTGCAAATCCAATTGCACCTTGATCTTTTGGGTGCGGTCTTTCAGGTTGTCCGCAATGGATTTCGCATAGTCCTCGACGAGCTTCTTCGCCTTGTTCAATTCGGCGGAGAGAGAGAGGATGTTTGCTTTTCTTGTTCGGTAATCCTTCCGTCGGCGGATGCGAGTTGTTCTTTCGCTTGGAGCCTTGCTTGCGCGGTCCCGACTTCGAGGTCCAAGAGCATGCGTTGCCGCGTCTCCTCGTCGATGAAACCTTGCGCGGATGCATCGTTGATCTTGGCGGATGCGATTGTGGATTGGGTCGCGATCGCTTGACGGGATTCGGCGTACTTCTTGGCAGCCTGTTCGAGTTCCGTTAGGGTCTTCTTCTCCTTCTTGGCCGCATCTTCAAAGACCTTCAATCGCTCCTTTGTCTTGGCGATATCCGCGTCGTTCTCTGCAATCCCGGCCGCGTTCGTTTCGCTCAAACCTTTTCGGGTTTCGCCCAAAGCGGTCAAGCGGTTTTGGAGTTGTTCGTATGTCGCTCCCAGTTCGTCGGTTCCCTGCTTTTCTTCCGCGCGTTGTTTGATTGCTTCGTTGATCAACTTGATCTCTTCCTCGTTCTTGGCGGTCACTCCTTCAAGGCCCGGTCCGGTCGGTTGGTTCTTCAGCGCTTGGAGGCGTTGGTACAACTCCACATCGCTTTTCGCTTTGACGTTGTTCGCCTCGACGTGAGCGGCCGCTTCTTTCTTCTTTTCTTCCGCTGCTTTGTCTATCGCGTCGATCTCTTCTTGCGACGGTCCAATACCAAACGTCGAGGGTTTGAACCCGGTGATCACTTGGAACATGTCCCGGAGGCGTTCTTCCACGGTCTTCGTTGCATCCGAAACGCCCCCAAGAGCGTTGATGTATCCGGCTACTCCGTTGATCGCACCTTCCCAAATTGGAGTCAATGCGGAGGCGATATCTTCCTTCGATTGTCGGAGCTTGGCGTTGGACTCATCAACACGATCCGACAAGGATTTCTCCTTGTCCCCCAACTTGTCGAGGCTGTCTCCGACCTGCTCCGTTACGATTTGGAGCGATGCCATTGCATCGGCTTGATCCTTGGTGAAAAGACCCGTCGAGTAGATCTCAGCCGAAAGAGCTTCGAGTTCTTCCTTGCTTCTCTTGATCGGGATCCCGAATTGTGCAAGGCCCTTTGTATTGCCCGCGATAGCTTGTTGCAGGATGTCCGCAGCTTGTGCGGTATCCAATTGGTTCGCGCTGAAATCGGCCAATCCATCGGCCATTTCAAGGAGTTGCGGGGTAAGAGAGGCGGTCGCTTCTTTGGTGAATCCAAGACCCTGCAACGTCAAAGCTTGCGCGGCCGCAAGGTCCAAGAACTCGGAGGTCGTAAGTCCCAAAGAGTTCGCCGTTTCCTCCGCTGCTTTTTGGATCGCAGGGAATGAATCACCAAAGACGATCTCCGCTTTGCGTTGTACTTCTTCGAGATGCTTTGCGGTATTAAACAACTCGACTCCAAATCCTGCGATCGCGGTTGCTGCGATTCCAACCACCGCCCCAACCCCGGAGATTCCGGATATCATTCCGGTAATTCCCTGCGATGCACCGGCCGCGCTTGTTGCGGCGTTCTTGGACATCTTGCTCAGCGAATCCAATCCATCTCCGGAAGCTCTTCCGGCTGCTCCCATCTTCCCCAGCACGGAAGAGATCTCCGTCGTCTTTCCGACAAGGGCTCCGAGGGATTGACCGATCGGTCCCAGTTTGGAGAGGAACCCCGTAAGCGGTGCGATCCCATCGGCGAAACCCTTGTTGATCTTTTGAGTAAACGACGGGATGTTCAATGCGGCGTTTTGCGTGGCGAGCATGCTCGTCCGGATCGCCTTCATTTTCAATTCGTACCCGCTCAGATCTGCGGCCGCGTCTGCGAAAGACTTCGTCCCGGTCGCGACTTCCTTCTTTAGTTTCTTGTAAGCGTCCTCCGTTAGAAGCATTTCCAACTTGAGCTTTTCAAGTTGCTTCCGTGCGGGTTCGGTGGATGCTCCTTCGGAGTTGATTATGAGATCTGCGAGAACAATCTTTTCGGCCATGTAGAGGAAGCATCCTCCCCATGGTGGAGAAGACCTTCACAGAGAAATAAACCGGGGCGTTATAGCAGGGATACCCGCTTCCAATCGGAGGAAGTAGATCCGGTGCAGATCATAAGACCGGTGCCACCACTGTAGTACATCCTTCCCTCTCTTGCGGTTGGTGTGCTTCCGGTCAGGACCACCAGATCAACGAGAGAAACGTCGATCGCCGATGTGTAGAGCGTGAACGGTCGCGTCCCCGTGATCCCGGAATGGGCAAGCACAACAGAACCCGGAGCGCCGATCAACGTGTTGTTGAATCCGCCGATCATTCCAGCCCATGCGGAGTTGATCAATTTGTTGTTGCTTCCTCCGAGGATCGCGGAGTTCGCAACGGACGAAGTTGTCGAAGCGGATAGGATGTGGTTATTGCCTCCCCCAATGAACGACAAGCCGTTCGAGCCGACGTTCATCAAGTGATTTTCTCCCCCGACAATAGCGGCCGACGCTGCTCCTTTCAATGTGTTGGAAGCGCCTCCGAGGATTACGCTTGTCGAAGCGGAAAGCAATTGAGAAGAGAGAGAAGAGAAGATCCCACTCGTTTGATCAGCGAACCCCATGGAGAGGGTATTGATCGACCCCCCGACAATGGTCGAGGCAATGGCGGGTCCGTTGATGGTGTTGAGGAACCCGCCATAGATGGAAGACCATTGCGTCGATCCGGTGCTCCCAAAGGTGTTGGAGGCATCGCCCGATCTATAGGCCCCGGTTGTCGGAGTTATAGATACGAACGACGGATTTTGCGTTGTTGATACTGTGACCGCCGATGCGCTTCCGCCCGTTAGGATATTGGTTCCCGGAATGATGCGGGTTGATGATCCCGTTCCTGTTCCTGCGGAGAAATAGCGGGAGATGTCCACGGAACCGGAGTAGATGGTTCCCGCTGATATGCTGACCACAGAAGGGGAATTCACAAGTGATACGACAACACGATCCGGAGTTCCGCCCGTGGTGATGTTGGATCCCGCGACGACGTTGGTGTCGGTGAAGTCGTAGCTCTGACCGTTCACGGTTACGCCCGTCGACGAGAAGGATAGGTTTCCTCCAATGGTGATCCCGGATTCACTGATGGTTACCGCGCTGCCGTAGTAGTTCGTTTGCGTTGGTCCGATGGTAACTCCGCTTGCTCCGTAGAAGGTGGTCCCGGAGTTGACGCTATAGAAATGCGTGGAATAGAATGCTCCGCTCTCCGTTACGTGTTGTCCATTGGTGAACACCGTCGACCCGGTAACGCCCGCGTCGATCGTGTTGTTGAATCCCCGGATCGTATTTCCGTAGGTCTGGGTCGATATGGTGTTCCCGCTTCCGGACGTGTTGTTGTATACGCCTCCGACGTGGTTGTTGCCGTTGTTGGTGTTGAAGACGTTCGTCCCCGGTTGCGATCCGCTACCGGTAAGAACTCCGGTCGACGTGATCGTTCCCTCGACGACGGGGTTAACGGCGCTCGATGCGCTCGACGCGTTGGAGATGTGATTGGTCCGGATGTTCTTTTCTGACGGCCCGCATTCGAGCAATTGCACGCGACAAAAGTTCTGTCCGTCCAAAGTTGGGTCGTGATCGATGATCGCCCAAAGGATGCTCCAACCTAGCTCCGTCCATATCCGCGCCCCCACATTGCCGATGTGCTCCTTCACTTGCGCATTGGTCAAACGCATGGAGACGGTATACAACCACGAGTTCCCGTAGAGTTCGAGTTGGTCGACGTAATTCGAGAACAGGTTGTTCGAGCTTAACCCGACCGGGACGTTGGTCAATGCATGCGTCGGAGTGCTGAATGAAAGGTCGATCGTTGATGCCGATCCGATCCCGTCCGTGTGGAGTACGGGATAATACTCTCCATGGGTATACGTCTCCGCCGATTGCGTCTGTTCGTTATACCAACGAATGGGGAGCGTTGTAGGCGTTGCACCCGTTGATTTCAAGAGCAGCTTTACCGTCGCCTCGTCTTGCTGGGAATTCAAGCCGGACAACCACCTTCCCGCGTTGTCGCGAATGAGAGGAGCGGGGGAGAAGAGTTGGAGTTGTACCTCGTTGGTGCTATTGAAAATGTCCGTCGGGAACCGGTGAAGGTGCTCCCCATAATCGGCCCCAGCTACGACCTTATATCGTTGATTGTATTCGTCTTTCGCTTCCTTGAATGCAAAGTGATATGCGCTATCGGACACCACGGAAAGACGCTGCTTTTGGATGTCCGCGTCGAAGTCGATCAGACCTTCGCGGTTGAACCATTCCTCCGTTGAATAGACGTGCTTCCTCGTCCGGATGTGGATCAACTTCGGGTTGTCTTTGTCCACGTGGAACGAGGCATTCCATGCGCGAACTAGGTCCCCCAAAAACGCCTCCTGACTTGCGGATCCTAGCCAATCAGCCAAATGCACCGGCATTCCTTCGGTGACTTGGTATGCTCCGGGAGTTGGTTGCAGCTCGATGTAAGATTGGGTATGGTCCACCATCAACGTAATGCCGGGCCGAACATGGTTCCCCGATAACGTGTCGTGGTGGAGGATCGTGTCGTTGTAGATCCTTCCCTCGACCGTCACCTTTTGACCGGCAAGGAGATCGAGGGTTATTGAGTTGGAGAAGTCGTAGTTCTCCGATACGGCGCTCGTCATATCCGGGAGCACGTAGTACGGGGTCGAACGCCCCAAGACCGTACCGTCCTCCGCGTCGATCAACGCGAATACGCAATGAGTATCGCCCTGTATAGCGGCGCTCGTTGTATAGATGCCCGTGTCTACGCTGACCGATCCAAGGATGTGCAGGTCGAGGGTGAATTTGCCCGTGTAAGGAGCGGTATAAACTCCGTCCGTCCAAAGACCGGAAGGGTCTTCCTCGACCGTGTTGTTCCAGCGTTGGAAGATGTAGTTCCCCCATATCTCCGCCGCGCTGTAGTTCTGTTCGCTGGGGCTTACCCAATACTGATTGGCGTTGGAGGAAGCACGGACCTTGGACCGGAGCATGTCCTCCGTTCTTGCGTTCGGTTTCTTTCCGATGGGGCAATAAAGCAGGGAATCCGAGAGAACTTCGATATCCGGGGAGAGAGAATAGGCGAAACCGTTTTGCTGGAATACCTCGTTCAAGATCGCACGCCAGTACAACGACGGAACGAATTGGGAGTTGATCGAATAGTCGACGTTGAAGCATGGCCACAACGGATAGAAGTAACCATCGGACCATGTGCGCCCGGTGGTCCATGTGGCGACGACATCGGGCAACGTCAAGCGATGGCCCCATTTGGAGAGGTCGAGATCCGAGAGTTTCTTTCCCTTGATGGCGTCCGAGATCCCGGCCGCGCTGTCTTCGATCTCGACGGTGTATTCCGAGACTCCCGCACGAGTGGTCACATCCGAAAGGATGAATGATCCGTCGAGTACGTTGTTGTCGTTCGCCAAGAATACGGACTTCGATTTATACGCCGGATCGAAGACCGTTGGAGTTGCGTTCGTCTCCGGGTATCCCAACGCGATCGAGTTGTTCGCGGTTGCAGGAATTCGGAAGGATTTGGATACCGCGCCGAACCGCTTGGTGAGACTTTGGGTATCCAGCACGCGATAAGAGATACCGATCCGCTCGTCGTCGTAGAGATCGAGCATCGCATAAGGTTCGTTCCGGTAGTCGGTGGATTCCTCCCGGAATGCCTCGTTCTCCACAACGGAGACGGCCGTTATCCGCCCGTTGAAGTATCCGCCCGAATCCCTTGGAACGAATGCGATCGTACCGGCCAAGGTTTCCCCGGAGCTTGTGTTATACAGGACAACATGGGTCCCGTTGGTGAAGTCCCCGATCGCATCGTTGCCCATGTATACACGGACCGCGCCTTGTGAGCAATTGGAGACGGTGAACGTTACGTCGTAAAAGCGACCCGGTAGAGGCGGGTTTTGGAAGTATTGATATATGGAATGGTGATCTCCCGCATCGGCGAACGACGCATACCCCGAACCTCCCGTCCAACTCCATTCCCCCGATGGGTTCAACCATCCCACGGAGGGAGCGACGAGATCGAAATTCGGATTGACGATCCGAACGAAATGCGGGGGAGGAGTAACGCCTTCGCGGGAATAGAGGAGGATTTGGTTGGCCATCGAATAGAAATAAACGATGGCGTCCGGGGCGCTGCTCTCAGATCAAGGTGTTCTCCCTGTAGCCCATGGAGCAAGAGAGTTCGTATCGGATGCGTTCGCTCTCCTGTCCGATCTTTAGGCGTGTGGTCTTCTCGTCGTCAATGATCAACGGGAGAAAGGTCGTGCGGTCCTTCACCCAAAAGGCGTAGGGCGAACTCTTCAACTCCATAAAGTACAAGCTCTCCGGATCCGTTAGCCATTCCGATCTCAGGACGAACGACTTTAGATGCTCGACCGAATGCACGTCGTATCCCCGGCGTTGATTGCGGAAGATGAACGATCCATTACCGGTATCCTCCCCATATCCTGCTCGTCCGTAGAGTTGCTTTTTCACATTGTGGATCTCGTCCGATCTCCATGGAAAGCGGACCGGGACCCATGCTCCCATCTTATCGGCGAACAACAAGTCGAACTCTTCATAGTGAGCGCAACGCGTGTCGAGGACGAGATGTAGTTCCCGCGTATTGATTACCGGATCCGCGTTGTTCGTGCTGGAATCCATCCACCCAATTCGATAGCTCTTCACATCCGGTCCGAAGATGGTAGTCGATCCGACCCATGTGTTGTGCGTTACTCCGCTAAGGTTTGCGGGGCCTATTCCGCAAAAACAGAACTCGACCTCCGGGTCCGAAAGGGAAGAGAGGGAGGATTGCACCCCATACACTCCAACGGTGTTCCCATTGCGGTCGAGGGTGGTAATCCTCAACCATCGGTTGTGCCCGTTGTTGGCGATCGGGATAAACATTTGCGCATGGGATGCGATGCGGTATCCATCCGGGCAATTCGTCAAGATGTTACATCCGGGATTTGAGGCGTCCGGGATGTAGAGGCTCGAATCGTAAGAAGTGAAATCCTCCCGGCTTAATGTGAATCCTGCAACCGTATGAGCAGACGACGACGTTAGTCCGGTAACGGTGAAGGATTGACCATCCTTCAACAGAACGCCCGGAGTTGTCGGTCCGCTTTGGAATCCATGGTCGATCGTAACGGAGTACGGATCGGGGATGTCCATGCAGACCTGAGATCCCTCCCATTCGTTGTAGAGATAGGGCGGGGTCTGCTTCACGATGATCTTATCCCCAACGCTCAATCCGTGGGGCGTGGTCCCGGAGAACCCGGTACGCCCTGCGGTTGAATAGAACGAATCGAGGAACTCCCATTCGTCCACCTTCTCCCCGAAGGAGACGGAGTAGGTTTTGAAGTAGCTATTCGCGGCGCTGAATCCAACCGCGCCGGGGTGAACGTCCGCCTCGTGTTGGATGTAGTTCTTCAATATCGGTCCAACATCCCAGATCCCGTAACCGCTTGGCCGCTTGTCGATCTTCTCCGCTGCGATCAAGTTCCCATCCGCGTCGAACAGGTGTCCGACGTAACTAAAGCCGGTCCGGTTGATGTTGTCCGAATGAACAACGAAAACGGTAGGCGAACGAGATGGGGTATAGAGATCGGGGGATTGCGTTATCGTGACCATGCATCGATAAATAAACGGCGGGCTTTAGCCCTATTAGCCCACCTTGGTAAAGACCCGACGAACAAGATTGATCCCCTCGACCTTGATCGCGTCCTTAAAGATGTTGCGCACCTTGAACGCAAGAGCTTCCGTTGCACGCGGGAGGACGTGCTTTAGGACGTGCTTCGGACGAACGCCGTTGCGTTGGATGGCCCTAGCAATAACGAAGGCATAGCGCACCGGGATTCCTTTATGGTCGCACCACTTGCGGACCGCATCGAGTGGCGGT